ATTTTAACAACCACTCAGAATATGGCTCTCTACAAGATAGTCTATCTGCTAAATGATGTAAAACCATATCTCCAAGAAAAATAGCTACATGATTTAAAGTTGGGTGCATTATTGACATCAGTAGGACATCTCCTTTTTCACATGGTTCGTCTGGCCTAAGTTCTCTAAACCCTGTTCGCCAAGCATAATCTTCAAACAAAGGATTTTTTAAAAATTCTTGTGGTGTCATTGTTCTTTCATAATCCTTTAAAATAATTCCTTTTTCTTGTTTATACCAATCAACCACCAAACTCCAGCAATCAGTAACACCCCATACCCACTGCCTTCCTAAAATATCTGGAACGTAACCATTTGGGATACATTCTCCCCATTGTTCAGTTTTGGGGTTAACAATATACCAAGGTAGTTTACTTTGTTCGCAACTAATTTTATCTGCCTGACTTGGTTCTGGAGGTGTTATAGGGTGGCTATGAACAACACCAACAATTTCACCTACATTATCTGCCTTTACATAATCTTCTGGGTCGATAATAAAACATTGATTATCCGTCAGTGAAAGATTACGACAAGGGTAGTACCGTTCTTTACCTTTAACATTTAATAAAAGTCCACAAGATTCTCTAGGATCCTCACGTTGAGCATGAAGTAGTGCTTTATATTTCCAAGTCATTGATTAAACGTACCAATACTAGGGAATAACGCACGAGTGCATTGACGTTTGGGTGCTCTAACTCCAGCCATGTCAATAGCTCCTGCTAATTCAAACTCTACTACTTCTCTGTTCTCTGTTGCTTTTCGGTCTACTATATAAACTTGACGTTTAAATTCTGCTGTAGAATCTGGTGTACCTAATGGATTAGTACCACCACTAAAATTTACAGCATCAAGAAATCTTGCCATTGTTCTAATTCTTGTAAATGTAGCACCTGTTAAATCATTACCTCTAGTAACAAAATTTACAGCCTCTAAAATTGCTGACATAGTTCCTAACGCATTACTGACAACAAGTTTTGGTCTTGGAATCTGACCACGTTGGTATGCAAAACCCGTAGCTTCTATAGGAATTCTAATATAGGAATTACCAGCCCAGACTATTTCACCGTTAGCATTTAAGTTACTGCCAGAATGAAATCTGTAAATTGTAGTCGCTCCATGTAAAGAATTGTCTAACTGTAATGTAAAAAGTTCAATAATTGCAGAAGGATTTATTTTTTGAACTTCACTAAATACAGGATCAGTACTCATGGTTCAAATACCTCTCTAAATGTTACTTGTATGGTTGCTCTGTTTAAGTATGGAATTGATTTAGACCATGCTTCACATACAAACTTAGATGAACTAGCCTCTCCTGGTGGAGTAAAATCAAAACTTCCATTATTTTCGATTGCTCTTGCATCTAAAAATGTTTCTATAGTATCTGCATCTGTTTCAGACACATTAAAAGTTAGATTAAATACTTTTGGATTTTGATGTTGTGCAAGGCCAAACACTATGCGATGTTCATAACCATCGGCAAAACGAACTGTTCTAATATTTGGCTGTGATCTTTTCTGCTGTCCGTATGTTGGTGTGATTGAAGGAAAAGTAGGCATTATGCGAGTAAACCTCCAGGTCTTTTTTCATTAATTAATTCTGATTGTATAGCTGCTGATATAATTCGGCCAAGTTCTCTGCTGTTTTGCTCATCGCCTTCAACAGAAGAACCAGAAGCATCGACATTTACAACTATACTTGTCGAGCCACCAAGAGCATGATTTGGTGTAATCATTCCAGATACACCTGGACTAAATAACTCAGGCCCACGTTCTCCAACAATATAACTACTACCCCTCATAACAGGTCCTCCTTCTGCCCTTCGGGAATCGGAAAAAGCAAAACGGTTTTGTATTTGTTCAGAAGTTAGAGTTGGAGTTGGATTAGGGCTAGTATAATTATTGCCAAAATTAAACATATTACTAAACAAATTAAAAATACCTGATCTTATTTGTGCTGCTAGCATTTGTGCAGCCATATCTGCAAAATGATCGGCTGTACGTTGAAATAAGTTTCTCAAAGCATCTTGAGCAGTCATTGAGCCTCGAACAATTCCTTTGAACGATTCAGAAAAACTCGCTCCAATACTTTTACCTAAAGCATCAACTTGGAATAAAGGATCTAGTAATTTCTCTAATTCATCTTTAGGTGCTTGTATAATCAATGCTCTTCTAACAGATTCGTTAAATTCTCTTTGTGCTTGAATAGCTTGCTTTGATAACTCTATTCTTGTTCGTAATCTTTCTTCTACTGTTCCCAACCTATTTTCTAACTGTCCTTCAGCCGTAGTTAGCTTGAGTGTAGCCAATTGTGCTTTTTCACTCATCATCATAAATTCTTCTGTATGCTGAAGTGTCTCTGGATCAAATATTGCTAAAGCAAGTGCATTTGCCTTTCTTACATCTTCTTCTGAGGGTTTTACTGCTTCTTCTATTTCTCTTAGTTTTTCTTCATTTTGTATAGCTTCAGCATATATGGAAGCCTCTTTTAAACCTCTTGTTTGTAAAACATTTAAAGCTCTTTTAGCCTGGTCAATACCTAATTCATTTTTCCGAAACAAAGTATCTACTGTTGTTATAAATGTTTTTGCGTCTTTATTTAAATTTGCGTATAAGTCAAATGTTGCTCTATCCTTAAATGTTTCTGCAAGAGCTAAAGAAGTTTGAGCACCAAAAGCAGCAAAAGCATTAGCAGCTTGTAATGCTTCTTCTTTTGTAATTTTCATTCTTTTTGCTAAAGAGGTTATCTCACCAGCAGTAATTCGAGAAGTGCCCCCAGTTCTTTTGATAACATCATTTACTTTTTCTACTTCTTTTCTAAATTCTATTGCCTCAGTAATTAAAGTAAGAAAAGCAGTTGCTACAAGACCTCCTGCAAATCCACCAGTTTGACCTCCTATTGCTCCTCCAAGTAGGCCACCACCAAAACCAGCAGCAGCACCTAAAGGTCCTTGCCCAAATAACAACGGAAACGCACCACTTATTAATGCTCCCGACACTATGCCTCCACCTCCACCTCCAGTGGCTACAGGTGTGGCTGCCTTGGATTTTCCAGCAGACCTGGCTACATTTCTAGCATTAATGTTTCTAGTAGTCTGGTTTTCTATTCTACTTTGCTTTTGTTTTTCCCTAGTTATCTGTTGTTCTTTTCTAAAAGTTCGTGTTGCTACAGCTAACTTATCCCGTTCTGTTTTTAAAACAGTTTTTCCAGCCCCTCGCTGACCCATCGCAATATCATTTAACTTCTTTATTCTTCGCTCCAGATTACCTAATTGTTGGTTAATCTTTCTAACATTTAGTTGTATATTTACTTCGTAATTAGATCCAGCCACTAATTTAGATAAAACATTGTTCTTAGTTTAGCGTACCTTACGGTATTGAGCTTTCTTTTGTGCATCTTGATAGGCTTTTTCTTCTCTTTCGCCTTTTAATTTAAAGTAAGCGTTCCAGCCATACAGTTCTTCTAGGCTCATATTTTTCTTTAAATAAGCCAATGTTATGCCTAGAGTTTCTGCTACAAAAAACTGCAAGTATAGATAATGGTCTTTAGTCAGTTGTGCTTTTTACGGCATCAGGAGTTGCCTCCTCACCCAACGCTTGCATCTTAGTCATAAGTTCAAGTATCACTCCTAACGGTATTTCTCTTCTTAGGCTGGCTTTGTCTCCTTCAGTAAATAATCTTTGACCATTTTCATCTTCAGCTTTATTTATTATTACTTGAAGAGCAAAATCTAAACTGTTTTCATTTTGAACTCTATTAGAGGCTATTAGAGTATCATTTATTGCATCTCGATCAGCAATGGTTAGTGGTGTCCAGTACACTTGCAAGATTAGTTCGCCATCTTTGTATATAGGGTAGCTACTTCTTTTGCCTATGCTAAACGCTTGCTTTAGCTTGTCGATTGCTCTTTCTGATGCCATAAAGTTGAATAGTGTATTCTTATACTATACTACTACTTTATTATTTAAAACCAACTTTTTTAAATGCTTTGTCTATATCTTTGTTGATAAGCCCACCTAACGTATAGACGTTGTACCAGTTTGGTCCTTTTCTAGCAGTTAATTTGTGCTCCTTACCATGTTCTGCGTATGTAACCTGTTTGTTTTTAAGGTTCGGAAGAGTTTGTCCTGGAGCGTTTATTGCAAAACCAGCATACTTAGCTCTGTTCCCTACATATAGTTCTTGCCCCATTTTTGCTGTAGGCACTCTCGCATTTTTAAATTCTCTGCCTGTCCTAGCGGGAATTACAAAATAAGGATATTCTGGCCTTCTTTTTCGTGTAGGTTTTACAGGAGTCTTGGATACGACCCAGTTTTCACCGAATGTTCCTGTCCACCACGGACCTTCGGCAGTCAAAGAGTATACTATATCTTTTGCTAGTTGCTTTCTGCCTTTTAGAATAACCTTTCTTAGGTCGGTAGGCATTTTTGATAGTGGTTTTCTGCTAGGCATTGGCAGTAAAATCGCAGCTAACGACTGTTAAAAAGTGAGTGTCTCCTTCTACAGTAACAGCAGTTGGTCCTTCTATTTCGGAAACTCTAGGGCTTACTGCAAATTTATCTACATAAGTAGGGCTATTTATAGATACCAAACCTGTTATTACAGATTGAGCTACAGCAGATGCGACAGCACTTCCACGATTAGGTGGGGTCATTATTCCACATCTAATTGACCCCGCATAATATGTCTGTGCTGCCCCTTGTGGTTGAGTAGTGGCTTGACTAAAATTAAGGTTTACCATCACATACTTTTTATCTCGACCTGGTGTAGAAAAAGGCATATTATCAAATATTACGTTTACCGTTGGGTCGGTGTCGTTTACTGATGTGAGGATTGCATTTTCAAATGCTGCTCTTGCTTTTATTAAAGTCATTAGAAAATAACGTCAATGCGGAACAGGTACTCCTGTCCTCCTTTCAATGTGCGAATATCTGTTATCTTTGCTCCTCTTGTCGATCCAGAAAATGTAAGTGTTATTTCATCTTGAAGTAGAGGTTGGCTGTCGCCTATTAAATCAGGTGTTATGTATAGTCTTGCAATATTTTCTTGGAAACCTGATTCTTCGCTGGATTGTACAAATTCTATGGGAACTTTTATGCTGTAGGTTGTATCGACTGTATGGAACTCACCTGAGTCTGCGTCATAGCTAGATATACCCTTTCGTGTGTAAATAATTGATGAGTCTAATGAGTTCCCAAGTTGAGACACCACTTGTTTGGCTATCTTTTTTAGTGCTGTATCTAATTGTCCTGCCATTATCCTCTAACCACTCTCATTTGAAAAGCTCCTGCTCCACCTAGCATATATGCCCCAAGGTAACTTTGCAGCCAAGGGTATTTATCCATGATATTATTTACAGTTCCAGTTCCTTGGCTAGTTGTGTTGTACTTAACTTGAATATCTCCCAGTTTTACTTCCTCAATATTTCCGTCTGTGCCTGTATTACCTGTCATAGCATCTGGCTCATTTGCCAAAGCTCTGGCTAATTCGTACTGTGCATACTTAATATTATTTGGAATTGTTGTGCAAGATAGCTCCACATCATCTACTTGGTAATTATTTCTAGGAAATTTTAGTGCCTGACCTTGATCGCATCTATCTCCGTAGAATATAAAGCTGTCGATCCATCTTGTAGCTGCTATTAATGCTCGATTCTTTTTATCGTCTTGTTTATTGTCCCATTGCGTAGAACTTGGAACAGTTTCAAAATATGCGTTTGCTTCGGCTAATGTGACATAGCTATTAGCATTTGCTCCTGATATTGTTGCGTCTATAGTAGCTGCCACGATTGTTTAGTAATTTATTTGTATTGTAGCGTAAAGAAAAAACCCCACCAATAATTGATGAGGTTTGATGACCACAAATTAATAATAAAATTAATAAGTTGAAGTGTCTAGAGGAGAGTTAACTGTTAACTGAACTAATGGGATTAAGTCAGCATCATATGTGATAGCCCACTTGTTAGCTGTTGCTAAGTTTGCATTAGTTGGGTTGTCAGCAGCATCATTCCACTTAGTACCCATAACGTGATACGCAGTGTGATAATCAACAGATAGA